TCCTGTTTCACCGTTAAACATGCGGATATTTTCACCGTCTTGATCATTGCCACGCTCCATAGGGCCACGCTTGTTGTTTAGATACGTTTCAATGTCCTTTTGATCTTCATAAGGCACACGAGTAGCATCAATGTTAAGAGCACCTGTGCCCCACTGTTGGCAATTCTTGGCTATGCTATTATTTTTATATAACGGCTTGCGGGCTAATGCAATAGGCTCGTGTGCTGGTTTTAAGGCTGTGCCCCAACCTAACCACTGTTCTGCTTCTGGATGCGTGACTGCTACTTGTCCAACTTGTTCAGCGGGTGTGCTCCATTCTTCTCCAGCACGAACACGAGCGTGATCTGTTTGTCCAAATCCAGCATTCTTTGTAGTATCTACGACCTTGGCTATCTTATTGGGTTTGCCCAATTTTTTGTTCATACTGCGTTCTATACTGCGACCAATATCCTGACTTTTAGGGAATCCACTTGAATAGATCCACATAATCTGATCACGTATCTCAAAGCCTGCTTGTTCTAGTGTGACTGCTAGGTGATGGTAGGTGCGTGCCGCTGAGAATGCCAGTATGTGTCCGCCTGGTTTCAATACACGCAGGCATTCTTGATATGTTTCCAATGCCCCAGTGTTAGCGTCCCAACTTTTACCTAGAAAGTCTATACCGTAGGGAGGATCAGTAACAATAGCATCTACGGAGTTATCAGCGAGAGTTTTAAGGGTGAGGCGGTTATCACCCTGTATGATTCTGAAAGTCATTAGTTGTCTCCTATGAGTAGCACTTTCAGTGTGCGTATAGTAATTATCTTACTTGGATTTTTTAACCTTATATCCTGAAGCATAAACAGCACGACCTTGAGCAGCCGCCTGCTGTTTGGTTGGATATATTTTACCTGATGTGCCCCATTGGTAACCACCTTGTACCTTACGAACTGGCATTTTGTTTCTCCCTTAATTCATTGAGTTGCTGTCTATTCTGTTGTATCAATACTTTTACAGGGGTAGCGTAATCACCGTATCCTGGATATGAAAACAACCACTCATCATCTCCGTGGTCCCAACTGGCTGCCAATGCTTCCACAGTTTCATTAGGTGCATGAACAATATACATTCTAGCAGAATAGCGTCCTAAGGGAATACTAGACCCAGTATATTCAACTATGTCTATCAAGCCTTTGATGTAGGCTGAGTAACTCCAAGGGCACTCTTCACGAATGCTCTTGAAGTAATCATACCAATTAACGCTTTGGTGGTTTTTTGCCTTTTCCACGGCCCATTGCTCGTTTCATTTTACGCTCCTCCTTGGTTTTAAATGTAGGATGTAGAACTTCTGTGTGCTGTGTTTTTATGTACTCTATGAGTCTCCCAGCGATTGCTTCTAGTCGTTCTACACTTACTTTACTTCTTGGCATTGCATTTTCTATCTTGCCTAACATTGAATTGCAGCCCCTATGGAGCACTTGCCTTAATAGACCAGTCTTGTGATCATGATCTAATACTGCCTCTTCTGGCTCACAGATATCACCACATAAAGCACAGGTGTAATCCTGAATGCCTAACTGACGAATACGCCAGTCACGAACTTCATTGTATTTCAATTTCACTCTATTTCAGGTTCCCACTTGGCACACCAATATAATGCACGAACGGGTGCATCAAACTTTATGCAATAGCCTTCACCTGCTTTATAGTATTCACAGTTAGCACAGTTCTGATCCGCATAACCACTTTCTTCAGCGGGCATATATGCAGGCGGCAGCTTTTCATCAATGGCTTCACCGTCTGGATATGTACGCCCTAGCTCTGGTCTAATGTCTTGATATTCTAATAGTTCTGATTCTTCGCCCATCCACTCTAGAATGTGCTCATCAATCTTGCGGATTACTATAGGGTCTGTGGCAGTATCTTTGGCAGTCTTTAGCTGTGCAATCTCTTTGCTGGCATCACGAATATTAAAGCTGCCTGGATATTCAACTGAGCCCATCCATTGTTGTCCCATATACAAGAACCACAAATCCCACATCTGTTCTTCAGCAAGTTCTAGGTTGTCTGCCTTTTCACTTAGTCTAGCATTTAACAATTGGAATTCTGTTTCCATTGCCACACCACTCATAACACGGCTTTCTGTAGCACGAACTGCACCAGTGTTAGCCATCTTATCTATGCTGGCGATAGAGTGTTCAATGGCTTTGTAAATGCTGTCAATACTTGCACCACCAAACTCTAGAATGTAGGGCTTCAAGCCTGGGTCCAAGTTCTCTGGCATATGGATTAAACTGCCTGCACCTATGCCTGCCTGTGTTTCTGGAGTCTTAACCAACGAAGGGTGACTGTCTAGTCTAATACTTTGTTCAACTTCTGAAGTGGCATTGTAGATAAATTTCTGTGTGTCAGCAATGTCAGTGATATCGCTTACACCAAAGCCACGAACAATACTGCGTCCATTGTAGGCACATACTGCTGGAATCTTACCTAGTCCATTGACTTCAACAATTTCTTCTACCAATTGATCCGTTCTAACATTCACTGTGGTTGTGCGAATTTCATTCATTGTCCATTCTTTAACAATAGATAATTCGCCTGTGGTTTCTTCTAGATAACGAATATAGACCAGTTCAACTTTGCCGCTTGGCTGTCTTGAATACTGCCAATCTAACATTGCCAATGGTGTTAATAGTGAAACATAAGGACGAACACCAGCAGCCTGCTCGTCTGCCACAGTGACTGCACCTACATTAGGCTTGCTTACTATGATCCAACAATGTCCAAATACTGATGCCCAAGTAGCCACATCCTTCATAAAACTGTTTAGACTTCGTCCATCAAAGTCCGCATCACGCAAGAACATTTCTAGTTCAAAACTCACACCGTTGTTGGTAAAATCACGCTTGGGTTCTTCACGAAATAAGAATGAATTATAAACAGTAATTACACTTTGACAGTGATTTTCTAATGGTGTTGTTCTTAGTCTGGCAGCGTACTCACCATCTGTTTCTAGTTGATAGCGTGAAAGATGTCCTGCTTCTTTGTATTCTTTGCCACCTACATAACTTTCTAATAGGTACTTCCATTGATCATCGTAGTTCTGATAAAGTTCATTACCTGTTAATAGTCTTTTAAGTTCTGTTGATAGTGTATCTATGACATTCATAATTGTTCCTTGTTATACCACACGGTGTCCCCAACGCTGTGGTATCAGCAGGCTTGGGTCTATATCTCTACGCACTGGGAATAGATAATCAATCATATAACCCAATGCGTCATTCATATGATCGTAGCCACTATCTTTGTCAGGTTGGCTACTACCTTCTTTATAGGTTTGTCGTTCTAAACCTTCTATAGTGTATTTACACTTAGGATCCACAATCAAGTGTCTAATACCCGTAGATGAACACAAACGGCTATTCACTGCATTGATACGATCACGAACAGGCGTATGCACTCTAGGGGCTTTGACAACGAAGCCAGCATTACTCAACAGGGTCACATCAGTCATACCACCTGCTGATGTCTTGCGTTGATTGCCTGCAGGGTCTGGATAAACCCAAAATTTAGATCTGGGGAAGCGTTGTTTAAGTTCATCAATCATCTCTTGTGTATTAGAACTAAACAACCTTACTTCATCTATGATATGTAAGGTATCTCCAATCCTGGTAGCAACCACCGCTGACATTGGGTCTATGTTGAAGTCCATTCCCACATAGACTACATCAGGGGTATTACCCTCATATTTAACTACATTTAGAGCACGATCAAAAGAATAATATATGCGTCCTGAGAATGTTTCAAATGTAGCTAGGTATTCTTGTCTAAATGTGCGTTCATCTAGATCACGCTTGGCAGCTTCTATTTCTGTTTCAGGAACATTGCCACCTTCTATAGTAGTAAATGAGTAAGACTGCCAGGTATCGTTGTCTATTGAGTTCTGATATATTTCATAAGCCCAGTTGCCAATGCCCTTGGGTGTGCCAATGAAAAGAGCACGACCCTGCTTGTCAGAGAGAGTAGGGCGAAGAGTTTCATACCAAGCATCAGGGGCAATATCAGCAAACTCATCAAGCACAATAAAATCAAGGCCCACACCGCGTAGGCTATCATAATTGTCAGCTCCTTTAAGAGCAATAGTACTGCCATTGATAAGCTGGATTGTGAGTTCTGTTTCATTTGTTTTAGATATCCAATTTAGATCACTTAGTTTATTCTTAAGTTTTCGCCATACAATCTGACGTGCCATTTTGTAAGTAGGTGCTACATACCATACTTCTTTGTCTGGCTCTTTGGCGTGGTAAGCAAGTTCTCTAATAGCTAGGTGAGTTTTACCAAAGCGACGTCCTGCTACTACCACACGGAATCGTGTTGGATCTTTGGCTACTTTATCTTGTGCAGGACTAAGCGGCATTATTCCTCAACCCACGGTAAGGGTTTCTTATCATCTGAGTTAGTAGGTGTGTCGCTCATGCCCAGCATATTCTTGGCTAAAAAGATCTGTAGGGCCGCATTGCCTGACAGTGCATTTTTAATCATAGCACGACGGAGAGTGTGCTTTAAATCCTCACGGCCTTTTTCCATAATGTCGCTGAAGTTATATCTAAGAGTGTTTTCATCTAGATCAAACCAACGTGCTATCTCACGATCATTACAGCCTATTACAGCAAGTTCATAGACATCTTTGGGCACTACCACTCGCTTACGGCGTCCTCTGCCTACTTCATAGCCATAGACTTCTACTGCCACTAATTGCTTGGGCTTGTTGCCAGTCTTAGAGGGATTAATGGGTTCTTCAACGTAGGGAAGAACCTCTGAGTATTCTTGACTTTCTTTTTGAGGTGGCTTGAGAGTGACAACACCACTGTCGTGTATCTGCGTCATACTATTATTTATATGACACTTGTGTTATAGTAATATTTATGGGCTAAAAGCCGTCAAAGACTTTGTAGTTTTAGCCTAGCCACTTCTATTTCTAGATTTTTAATTCTAGCCTGACAGTCTTTGCAAACTGTGACTAGACTAGTGTGTTGATAGCTGAGATCTTTGAACAGTTCGCTCTGTGTGTTTATGGCTTTGATCAGTTCATTAATGTTGTGTTTGGCAATCATTAGTTCCTGATAGGGGTCCCAGTTGGTGTCAAAGTCCGTCATTATGCAATATCAAATAAATCATTGAATATAGTAATTTTAGTATATTCTTTGGTCTTTTCTATTTCAATGCCTTTGGCAGGCTTGGTGGTTTTCACTGCATGATCAACATTGGGTATATTGACCTTGTTCTTTTCGTTAGTGACTTCTCTGATGGTCATAATCATGCCCCAAGCCAGTTTCCTAGTGTTCTTAGCTTTGTTTAATATGTCCATACATCTTTCACGTAAATGACTGTCACGTTCAAATGTTTTTAGTGCTTCATCATAGCGACGTTCTTGCAGTGCATTAAGGAATATATTGTTATTGTCTAGAGTGTCTTTGAAAGCCGCGAACATATCAGCCCAATTGCTGTTGTCTAATACGTGCAGGAATTCTGCCCAAATCTTGGGTTCATCACGCTGGATCTGCTGACCTGTGGTTTCTATTAGATTATTCAGTACGTCTGTGATATATTGGTTAAGTTCATAACCCTGTTTTAAGTTTGCCATTGCGTTTCTCCTGTTTATATTGCTTTTGACGACTAAGTTGATCTACCCTAGGCACACATACAGTATTGGCCATGTTCCAGGGTTGATTAAAATCATTGCGAGTAAGACAATAACTGGTGTTGCTACGACCTTTTCTATGCCAGTTGCCTTGCCAAAGCTGTTGAAAGTCTTCAAAGGTCAGTTCAAACTGTTCTTTGCGATAGTTAGTCTGTGCTCGCATTTGTAAAAATGCTAGGTATTGAGCGTGTGGGATTTCACCTTGGATAATCCAACAATGTGGGCGGGGTCCTGATCTTGGCATATGTTTATTTATCAGTCTGAATAAATTAAGGTTTAATATTGGCTTCAAACATATGATCTAAAAACCATTTGCGGATCTCTTCATATCTTTGGTCAGTGCAAAACACTCTGCCTAGCTGTCCTGTGGTCATATTGTCTTCTAGATCATAGTAAAGTCTTTCTGGTCCCCAAGTGCCTTGCCAAAATGATTGATTAGGGTGTTTGATCTTTTCAAACAAATCATATCGTTTGGCGGGCTTCCAAGGTTTGAGCAAACCTGCTTGGCTAAGCTCTTCTAGCTCATAGCGGCCACAGACCACGTGCCACGTTAAATCAATTCTTTTTGGTATAGCCAACTGGGGCACCTATAGGGTTATTGTTAGGGGTAGCGTAGATAGTGGTACGTCCCCTTGACCCAGCACCACAATAACTAGGCTGTGGAAATCTCTGGCAATGATCAGCTGAATCAAACATACGAGCCAATAACAGGGGTTCGCCGTAAGTTCCACAACCCCCCAAGATACAACAGGTTAAGCTCAGTAAAAGTGTTTTCATTCTGCGGCCTCCTCACCAATATGTAAAGGGATTGCTTTTTCATTGCTAATGCGTTGCCAATAGTCTGGGTCAGCCAAGTAAGTTTTCCAGTCTAATACAATGTATCTCATTCTGCTGTCTTTCTATTTGTGTTGAACATATGTATATTATACGCTCTCTGTTATTTACTGTCAATTAAAAAAATGCCCGTTTTCGCGGCACTAATACGGGCATTAGTGAGAAATGGCGGGAAGCCATAGCCGCTGTCACAACCTACGGAGTCACTCGCGGTTGTCGTTCATTCTGTTCACGCTGTGCTCTGCGTAACAGTCTAATCTTATTTAATACCTCTTCTTTACGCTGTTCGTGCTTTAGGGCTTCCTCAGCATTGAGACGGCGGATCTGATCCATCATTGTCTCGTGTGTGTTCATTCAGCGGCCTCCGCAATAACTTTTTGTAATGAAGCAAAACTGACTGGATACTTTTTGTTGTCTAATGTGATAGCATTTGAATATACACCAATCTTTTTACCATTGGGCATACGCACTTCTAATGTTCCCATACCCTGTAGTTCATACTCTACATCTTTACCAGTGCCCAAAATAGGCACTCCTAATCTAACGGTCTTTTTACCACTCATCGCAACATAACCTTTGCTGGGATGATCAGATGTTTTGGACCAAACTTTGTCAATGAGTTTGTCAATATTGTTCATTCTAGTTCTCTCTAAAAGTCAGTGTAATCTAACACCATACACATAGTATAGCATCACTGTGGGTGGGTGTCAAGATGCGGTTTAGCCAAAATCAAATAGCAGTTCCGCTTGAGTTTGGCGAACACGCTCGTTTGGCTGAAACCACAAATCCATTTCACGACGATAATGTTCGCCGTTGTAAAATATTTGTTTAGCGTCACTGGTGAATGTACCGTAGAGGTTTCCGCGGTTTTTACTTACTACTGTGTAGTCCCACGAACGGATCCATTCAATCATGTCCTCTGCTAGATATCCAAACTTGCGACATTGCTGACTAACTATTTCAAGTTGAATGGTTGGGCGACTTTGGGCAATTAGCGTTTGAGCACCTTCTAGCACAAACTTTTCATAGCCCTCAACATCCACTTTGATAAAGCCAACATCAGCAAAGTTGTATGAATCCAATGTTTCTACTTGAACTGCTACACGAACTCGTGACGAACGACTGGGGTCTGCTCTGTGATTTTTATCATAATGAGCAAGATGATTGTGTCCGCCGTTTTTTGGATGAGTTAGTATTTCAGTAACTGTTTTTATTTCGCCAACTGCCACAGTATGTAGTTGAACATTGGTTACTTGATTATCACGAACAGTATTAGTCCATAATTGCTGTGCCAATGGTGTGGGTTCAAAGCATTCAACTTGACCAAAACGTTTGGCGTAGTGAATGGCATTACAGGCATTGTTAGTGCCTACATCAATGGCTCGTGTCCAGTTATCAACTAAAGTCTGAGCAAATGCCCAATTGGTTCGTTGATATTGCCCTTGTTTGAGTCTCTCAATATAAAGTGTATCACCTTCTTCAACCCAGTAGGTGTGTCCATCTTTTGAATGTATAGGTAGTATATTTGTCATACAGATATTTAAGGTCTTGAGAAAATCTAGGTAGTAAAATAGAGTATTATTAAAAATACCTATATCTCACTACTAATGATGTCTAAAGACATCAACTCATTTCGCTTCCGCTCACTCGTATTTCGCTTCGCTTGAGATTTCACTTGATATATGAATGATTGATTTGTGAAACTTTATGTAGATTTTTCAGTCAGACGGAACCTTTTTACAGGTTCCACCTTCGTCTTTATGTGAGTTTCACAGCCTAGACATTGGAAATAGGTTATTTGTTTATACACCGCAGGGCTAAAGGACTCTGTGCTTTTCCTACCTACCACGATATGCGTAATTCGCATTCTAGACCTCGTTCCTAGTGTCTAGATGTTTATAGCACGGTGTTTTCGTATGCTAACAATTCATACTATGATCAGACGTTGGTTATCTTTGTTTTCAACCTCAACTCACTTCCATTTTTCAGGATAGTCGTTTCCACGACGGGAGTGTCTTTTCATTTTTGGGTGCTGTATCTCTACAGCCCTTGATCCCAGCGGTATTTCAAACTGGCCCGCTAACCTTATGTGTTAGATTATGATGTGCCTTGATACTGTGCCTTAGAATGCTTTTTATTTGTTTATCTGTTATTTGTTTGTTGGCCTTGCAATCTTGAATAAATCTACGGAATCGTCTTTTTTGCCTGGGAGTTAGAAATTGTTGCGACATTAATGCGTTAGTAGCCATTTGTATCGCTTGGTCTAGGTATTTTGGATTTGCCATGTATGTTGTCGTTTGCCTGTCACAAGTATTTAGTTCTGAGAGTAATAATCAGGTTTAAAAGTGAATGTTATAAAAGACGAAACGCCCAAGGCGGGCGTTTCTAACAGGGCAGTTTCGCAATGGCAGTAGCGAATTTCTTTAGTGTGACAGCACTTAGCAACCATATTCAGGTAGAATAAACGGATTTTATTCCCTGCTAATAGTATTTATGTTTCTGATTTAGAATCAGGGTAAAAAGTGATTGTTTCTTGCTGAATTGCGGCTTTGGCTAGGTTGCCTTTGGTTTTGTAAATGCCTTTGGTTTCACGTAAAAAAGCTGACCAAACTACACTGGCTCGTTGTGGTCCTAGATCAAATTTACCTGTGTAAGGATTCTGTGACTTGCCGCAGCCTAGACATTTTTGACGCCAATAACATTGTCCGTTAGCATGATGCAGTTTGAGATCTCTAGGACAACCATCATCACGTATTTCGCCACACTCACATAAAATTGGCTGATGTATGACTTTAATTAGTATAGGTTTGTGTGTGGGATTAATGCCTTGAAATATTTCTAAAAATGCCTGCTCGTGTTCTATTTGATAGAGTTCTTCTTCTGTTCTTTTGTGTTTGCCGCGAGCACTCTTCTTGGCTTCTTTAATTTCCCAATCTTTTAGTTTGGGCATTTCCCATTCTGCTACTTCACTGAGGCGGCGTTTAAATTCTTCATCGTTCATACGGTACTTAGCGTATGATTTTTACCAAGTCCGTAATTATGGGCAATAATGTAGCACCAACTAAGATAGCCAATATCCACCAAAGCCTAGCATCCATTTTATCTACTTTGCGATCCAGTTTGTCAATGTCCTCAGCCATGTGAGCCAAGTGATTGGTTTTGATTATTTCAATCTCTTTGGCAAGTTCTTTAAGTGACATTATGCGGATCTCGCTAGAACTTTTACACGGAAGTTTCTGCGATCAATTAAGCCATTAGCAGTAGTTACCTTGCAGGTCACTGTGTAATTTTTACCTTCTTGACCTTCTTTGAGTTCAACATAGGTTTTAGCACCTTGTGTGCCTTGACTATGAATAGCCAACGGATCAGGATCATTGGCACGAGCAGTTACGGTATATAGGGCTGTGCTGATACTATCTCCCTGTGGGAGCCATTGGCTCCAATCAAATGTGTAAATTAATCGTGCTTCTGTATCTTTGTTTATGGTTAGACCTTGTATGGTCTGTGTAAATCCAGAACGGGCTGTGGCCATCTTGTTCTCCTTATGTTATTATATATTCTCTAGACTCAGAACCAATTGTGTGTAGTCTAGTTTCACTGCTGATTTCATATTCCCAAATCTCGCCTGGGATTACATATACAATCTCTTCAATGTGTATTTCACGTACTTCTGAAACAAATGTCATTGCTGAAGCAATGGTAATTTGAGCACTGGCCAAATAACCTACAGTAGAGATTTGTGCAAAATTACTGCTTTGTGCGGATTGGCCAGGTCTAATTCTCAGTATAGATGCTGCCACATTGGCAGTTGAATTCAAACTACTGTTCGCTCTTGCAGTCTTGATTGCGGACACTGACATTGTTGCAGTGGTGTTTGTGCTGATTGAGATGCCTGCAGTTTTTACTGCTGCCGTTAAATTAAACGCTAACACTGACAAACTAGCAGAACCAAATACTGCCTTAATTGCACTAGTAGTCTGTGCAAAGTTACTAGATTGACTAGATATCGCTCTAGCGGTTTTTACTGCTAGTGTAGATTGTGTTGTTGTATTCGTAAAGTTTGCATTAACGCTTGTGGTCTTTGTTGCAGACACTGACAATGTAGATATGACTTCAACATCTAGGTCAGTGACAGTTTGTTTAACTGCCACTGTAAGTTTGCTGGCAAATGCAGTTAAGAATACAAAAGTTCCAACACGTTTTTCTGCAGTAAATGAATCCGTAAATTCTGCAGACATTGCACTTTCGTAAGTCTTAGTTAGACTAATGTCTGTATTGGCTGTAACCGCGGCAGTTGTATTTGCTGTAGAAACAGCACTGGTAATTTTTACAGCCGCTGTGGTCATTGTGACAGCATCAAACAATGACCCTTCAATCTTACCTAGATTATTACCTGTGGCTGACAATTGACAGGCGGCATTAAGTGTAACTGTATTATCTCTAAATCTATTGGCATCAGCAGTTTGTGCAAATACCGCAGACATATCTGAACCGCCTACTACACCTACAAATCCTTGTACTTCACTGACAAATTCGCTAGCGGTGTCTATAGAATTAAATCTTATTCTAAAATTATTAGCAACTACTGTGGCACTAGACAACAATGAACTAACAGCGGATCTAGTAACAACAGCATCTGCAGACAAGGTAGTAGTTACTAGGTCATCTACAAACAATCCTGCAAGTCTTACAACAGCAGTTAATTGTGTGCCTACAGCCTCTGTGGCTATTTGTGCATCTCTAATTACAGAAGCATCTGCCGTAACTGCACTACTACATGATTGATCGCTTTCTACATCTGTAACTTTGCTATCTTGACAGCTTACTGTAAATTCAGACTGAACACTGGCTGCTAATTGTTTAATTCTTAGTATTTCAGTAGTCAATGCGGCATTGCTAAATGCTGTTAGGTCCGCACCTTCAATGTGGCTGATGGCACAGGTTAAATTACTATTAGACTGTAGATTAGCAGAGAATTTTTCAGGACCAGTTAGTTTAGCATTTATAACAAAAGTTGAAATTAATTCTGCTGAACCTGTTTGACTAGTGTCACTTGGAAAATCATCTAAACCGTTGCCATCAAAGTGCCACAATGCTTCAGTAGTTGATAAGTCGTTTGTTCTTGCACTAGTAGGAATTGTTATAGTGCTATTATTTGGATTAAAACCTAAGGTAGTGTTTTTATAAAAACTTAATTCATCAGTCCAAGCACCGCTTGCATTATTAAAAATGCTTAAACTATTAACATAATAATTAGTTGGAAGGGTTGTGGTAGTGGCTACACGATTAGAATTTAGATACCAACTTATTCTAGAACCATCTGAAATTATAGCCCAATATTGCCAACTATTTCTTGAAGGTGAAATTCCAACGGCGTCAAATGAAAAAGTGGTTGCACCAACAGAATTTGTTACACTACCTTGGGTTCTATCGTTAGGTGATAATAAAATAGAAACTGGTCCAATATTAAAAGAAAGGTAGGCAGAAGTACTATTATCATAATACACCCAACCTTCAGCAATAAAAGATTGTCCAGCACTAATTTTTATTGGATTTATAAAAGTATTGCCACTGCTAAAAGTTAAACTTCCTTGTCTAGGCTTATAACTATGCGTGCCAAATCTTTTAATATTTGAATCAAAGAAATTATTTGCATTTATTGTGCCTACATTTAAATTACGAGGACGAATTTGTCCAACTCTTCTAGAAACTAAAATAGATGAATATACATTTATACTAGAATTAAATTGTTTTCTAATACCAATAATAGTATTAACACTAAATGATGAGACTAAATTTGCACTTACTTCATCAACGGTTGCATTTACACTAGCAGCCAAAGAAAACGCAGCCTGGACATCTAATGTAGTTGCACGGCTGCGTTGATTTACAACATCAAAGGAGAATGCAGATTCTTCTGCTGAATCAATGTATCTAACTCTAGCACCATCAATGGCAATGGTAAATGATGAACTTGCTGTGATATTGTTATCACGTAGTCTTTGTACTTGTATGCTAATGGCAGCATCTGAGAAAGCAAATAAATCAATGTCGCTGTTTTTAGTAGCTATGGTAGTTTGACTAAAGCTAGAATTTAAATCCGCTGTGCTTGACATTAACTTAGATATGCCTACACTTAGACTAAAACTAGAACTAAAATTGCCATTGGCTAAAACTTCCTGTCCTACTACGATTTGTGCAATGCAGGTTAATGCGGCAAAAGATCCACGGTCTTCAAAATAACCAGAGTCTAAGTATCCCTCAACAATGTAAGGTGTAAATTGCACGCTGGCTTCAGCAATATACACATAATAACCTTGTGCAATATAACCTTCTTCAAAATAGAGTTGATCCACTGTTTATTCCTTAGGGTGTGTAGGGTGCTATGCCGTTGTCATCTGTGAATACAGTTGAGGTATCTGTGCCATCTGCGTGTATTAGTAATACTGTATTGGCATCATTCTGAAATGCGGCTGTGGGTGCTGTAAAGTTAGCGGTATAACGAGCGGTATTTGAAATACGAATTTCATCTAACCAGCCGTTATATCCACCACCACCACCAGTCATCGCACCTATAGTCATTTTTAATGAAGTTACGCCTGAAGTGTTTAATCCGCCAAGATCAAAAGTTATACCAGTCATATCGTGTGTGCCTACACTGGTTCCATTTGTATAAACGGTTAAGGTATTTCCATTACGAACAAAAGCGTGGTGTCGCCAAATACCCGTAGATAGTGCTGAACCAAATTGTATAGCACCGCTGTTACTATCATTGCCATAAATGTATTGAATACCTAATTTATTACTGGCTTGATACATATTAGTTGAAATGTAAAATACACTTCCATCACCTGATCCTGCATCACTCCAAATTCCTATAACATTATTGTATTCTCCTGAATGACTATTGATTCTTGCCCAAAATTCCACAGTCCAAGTAGTGCCTGCTAGAGCGAGATCGCTATCAACTGTATTTCCAACTATTAGATAATCTCCAGTGCCATCAAATAAAGCACTGCTGCCACCAAATTGGCTTTGTGCAGTATCAATTTGTGCATTACCAATGGCACTAATACCTTTTTGTGTTCTACCTGTGCCAATATCGTCTGTAAATGTAGTTGAGGCATTAACACCATCTGCGTGTATCAATAAAACAGTATTGGCATCATTGACAAATGCTGTGGTGCTTGGAGTAAAATTAGCAGTATAACGTGCCGCTCCTTTACTAATTCTAATTTCATCAAAATATGCAGGAGTTGATCCTGTGTAACTTGAACCGCCTGCAGAGTATGCTCCTATGGTAACCTGAGATTCTAAGTAATTGGTGCTATCAGTATAGGTAGAACCAACCTGTGTTCCATCTATCCACATCTTTGTCTGAGTTCCTGATCTGCTGATAGCAAAATGATACCAGGTTCCAGCCGCCAAAGTTACATTATAAGTAATTCTATCAGCATTACTATGATAGAATCGTATGCTATTTGAAAATGAATATACAGAGACCCTTGCTGCATTGGTTTCGCCATCAAGTCTCATATCAAATATATTGTAGGTGCCACTTAAATTTGTTGTGGGTCTAATATAAAATTCTATACACCAATCTCCTGTTCCAAAATTAAAATCTGAATTTTGAACTATTCTTAACGCATCGCCAGTGCCGTCGCTGAGCATACTTGCACCGCCAAACTTGCCTTGTGCAGTTGATATTTGTGCATTACCTATAGCTTGAATAGTTTTAGCAGAACGTCCAGTCCAATTAAACCCTAATGCTCCATTGTCATCACGGAATACTGTGCTGCCGTTGGTGCCATCCATGTGCAACAACAATAAAGTATTTGCATCATTTACAAATGGCGTTGTAGGTGCTGTGAAATTAGAAGTATAACGAGCACTGTTGGAAATACGGATTTCATCTATAAATCCATTTATACCTGTGCCTAATTCTTTTGCATTGGCAATTGTAAATGCATTACAGGTATAATTAGTAGTGTCTGTAAAAGTAGAACCCACCTGCGTTCCATTAACAAACAATCTTGTTGAGGATCCGCTACGACTTACTGCAAAATGATACCAAGTATTACTGCTTAAATTAGTAGAAGTGGTAATTCTTGCTGTAGTTCCTGTAGCATAGGCAACCGTGGCAGAATTCATATATATCACAGGTGAATTAGCACCGCTTCCTGCAAAATCTCTGAAATCTATTATATTAACAAATCCTGAAGGAATAGGAGTAAATCTAATCCAACATTCCATAGTAAAGTCATTTGTGCCAAATGCAAAAGGAGTTAAATCAGTTATTGTAAGTCCATCACCTGTGCCATCAAATTGAGCACTAGAACCACCAAATTGACTTTGTGTTGTGCTTATTTTTGCGTTGCCATTGGCAATAATGCCTCTGTGTGCTCTAACGCCGTTGTCATCTTCAAAGAATGTTGAACCGTTGGTGCCGTTGGCGTGTATCAACAGCAGAGTGTTGGCGTCATTGACAAATGCTGTGGTGCTAGGTGTAAAGTTGGCAGTATAACGAGCAGAGTTAGAAACACGAACTTCATCTATAAATCCATTGAATTCTGTTTCACTTGTTGGTGAACTCAAATAATACAAGGCTGAACCTGCACCAGTGTCAATATCTGCAGAAGTGGTATAAGTTGATCCTTCTTGTGTGCCATTAACAAACAATTTAAGACTGGTTCCACTTCTTGTTAATGCAATATGATACCAAGTTCCATTCACTGTGCTTGTAGTTGTGGTAAAGATAGGAGCACCTGAATTAAAATTGTAAATCCATACTGTAAGTTTTGTTGTGTTAGCGACGTGGCGATCGTGAAATACAATATTTCCAGCATCAAATCCAGCCTTGTTGCTAAAAATAATAGGATAATTCTGTGCCCTTGATGCAGGTCTATACCAAAATTCTATTGAGAAATCATCTGTGCCAAAACGCATTGAACCTTGATGTTCAATCAACAAAGCATCGCCAGTGCCATCAAAAAACGCACTTGCACCACCAAACT